ATAGGTAATTCAGCTGGTAGTGGTTATAATGTTGGAGATATAGTTACTATAACTGGTGCAGGAGGTTCAAACGCAACAATAAGCATAACAGCTGTAAATGATGGTGTTCCTATTTCTGCTCAAGCAATAACGTTTAAAGGGGTACAAGCGGGTACAATACTACCAGTGGCTGTAGATTATGTAACTGCATTAGCAACTGTAACAGCTGCAGATATAATAGTAGGTAGATAAATATATAATTATGGAAAAAGGACATTACGGACAATACAGCGGAAACGCAAGGCATTCAAGAGTTACAAGTCATAATATGGCGGCTACTAAACGCGATGATGAAGCTCACATGCAATATCTTAAAGAAGATATAAAGTATGATAACAAACATGGTCACAGTGATATAGATATGACAGCTGATGAAAAACATATATCTAAACTAGCTGGTGATCTTAAGTATGATGAAAAACATCATTAAAACAAACAGAGTAAACTGACAAATCAAAACATTTAACATTTAACATTTAACATTTAACAAAAAAAAAGATTATGGCAAATTACATTAAAATTAAAGCAGCAGACGTAAATGTTGCTAATCAACTTTCAGACGTATTAATTGGACACGTTGATTCTGTTTACCAAGGACTAGCAAACGGAGACGGAGACGCTAACAAATTTACAGTTCACGCTGACGGAAAAAGTTATTTATTTACAGTTACCGCAAAAGGTAAAGAGTGGGCTAATCAATTTATTTCAGCTGTTACTGCTAATCCAGGTGGTATTATGTCAATCGTACAAAACGATTCAGGCGTAAAAATAACTGATATAGTTATAGCATAATTATGCAGTCTCGAGGATTAGGCGATAGTATAGCTAAATTCACGGAAAAAACAGGGATTAAGACCGTTGTAGAAAAAGTTTCTGACGGTCTTAATATTCCTTGTGGTTGTAAGAATCGACAAGAATGGTTTAACGAAAAGTTTCCTTATAAAAAATAATATGGCATTTAAATTAAAATCTCCTTTTAACCTAGATCTTTTAAGCACATCGATGTTTGAAAGAGATATGGAGGGTGATCCAGTTCACGCTAGAACACCTAAGAACGGAGTTATTATTTTAAATGAAGATTCATTTGCTATGGATAAAGATCCAAAGGAAAAACTAAAAACTATTGTTCATGAACTTGAACATGTACGACAATACAAATCTGGTGAATTAGACTATGGTTACAATGGCGCGGGCAAAGAAGTAGTATGGTGGAAGGGTAAAGAATATGATTACTCTAAAATGGCTTCTGGAGATCCAAACCAACCTTGGGAAACTAAACCTTATCAATTAGAAAAAAAATTAGACAAAAATACTTAAAATATATACAATGCCAAAAAATATGAAATACGACGAGGCTAGCAAGATGGCTGCTCCGCCGAGAAAAAAAGGTCCTGCTAAAGAGTCTATGGCTGTACCAGCTGAAAAACTAGAAAAAATAGAAGATACCGAAGGTACAGGTAGGAAAAAACACCATAAAAATCACAAAAAAGTAGCTGCTAGAAAAAAAGGTGGTGCTAAGAAAGATATGATGATGGATGAAAATATATCAGGCGGTGGTAGAAAAAAAGGTAGTGCTAAACATCATGGTAACATGCCTCCTAAAAAAGGTAGTGGAGACCATAAAGATGGTCATGAAGGTGGTGCTAAACATTACGGTAAAGATCATGGTACTGGAGATCACAAAGAAGGTCACAAAGGTGGTGGTAAGAAAAAAGGTGCTGCTGATTTTCCAAAAACAGGAACTCAAGAACACATGGCTTCAGTTAAACACTCAGAAAGTGGTGAACATTTAGGTGCTAAAAAAGCAGGAGCTGCAATGGGTTTTACACAAAACTTTGGACCAGCTAGACAAAACAGTTATGCAAGAGGCGCTGCTAAAGTAGCTAAGATAATGGGTTATCCAGGTGCTGGAGATGCTCAAGGTGGAAAGCCACATACACATAGTGGAGTAGAAATTGGATCAGGAGCTACAAATGAATTAGAAGGAGTAACGCTTAGCCCAAAAAAAAATCAAGCTACAAAAATATATCAAGGTACAGATATTAGAAAACGTTTGCCAGATACTAAAATAATGGTGCCAAGCTCAAGTGGTCCTAAGCCTGCGATAAAAAAAAACTATGGAACAAGTAATTTCGGTACAACATTTAGCGATGTCAATCAATTAAAACAAGGTGGTTTTTTAAAAGTTCCTAGAAATAGTGGTTATAGTTCTGGGAATCCTCAAAACCAATCAGATAGAATTAACATGCTAAATGAGTTTACTAACTTTATGAAGCAGCCTACTAGTTCACCTAGACGTGTTACACAAAAATTAAACGAGATGAAATCAGGTCCAAAAGGAGGTCTTATGTCAGATATTAAGTTTTATGGAGGTGGTAAAAAGAAACATGGTAAAAAACACCATAATAAAAAATAATGTCTAAAAAAAAATTCAAAGATACTAAGGTTGGGCGATTTTTAAAAAAGGTTGCCCCTAGTATCCTTGGAACTGTAGGTAGTATAATACCAGATGCTGGTGTATTAGGTCTTGTAAAAAATTTAATACATAAAGAACCTGATATTATAATATCTCCACAAGATAAAGAAACTGCCCTAATGTTATTAGAGCAAGATATGGTAGAAATGCAAGAGGTATCAAAACGTTGGGAAAGTGATATGAAAAGCGATTCATGGCTTAGTAAAAACACACGACCATTGTCATTGATATTCCTTACTGTTATGTCTATAGCTTTTATATGGGTGGATAGTCACGAACATTTATCTTTCACAGTAGAACAAGAATGGATTAGTTTGTTAAAAACTTTAACTACAACAGTTTATGTAGCTTATTTTGGTTCTCGTGGGGCGGAAAAATGGAAAACTATAAGTAATAATAATTAAGTAAATAAACAATAATAATTAAATTAAATTAAAATGGCAGAACAAAATGCAAAAATAACTGACGAACAGTTAAAAGAAATTCAAGAAACTCAAGGAAAAGTAAACCAAATATTAAACAATATTGGTTTTGTTGAAGTACAAAAAAGTGCTCTTAAGGTAGAATTTAGCAAAGCTAATGAAGCAGCTGAAGACGTTAAAAAGAAACTAGAAGAAGAATATGGACCAATTAATATTGATCTAGCTTCTGGTGAGTACACTATTGTAGAACAAAAAGAAGAGGAAAAGTAAAAGTGAATAACGTTGTAAGAAAAATCAGTATTGGATCTGATTACAAAAATGACGCCATGCATTACTCTATTGGGCAGCAAGTCTATGGAGGTCATGAAATAGCTTATATTATTCATGATACAAAAGATTCGTCTTACAATATTCATATAAAAAAAGGAGATGAAATATTGCCGTGGAAGAAGTTTAATTCTAACATGGCAATATCCATTGAATATGATTTAGAATATTAATGCAAAGTTTATATGATTTTATAGTAGAGCCGGTTGGTGATACTTATGAAAATGAAATAGATATAGAAAACGTTAAAATAATATTAAACACTAAAATTGAAAGTTTTAAGTTTGTAAATAACGTAGCTAAAGTGATTAAAACTCCTTTAGCTTTTAAAACTAAAATAAAAAAAGGTGATATAATATTAATACATCATAATGTTTTTAGAACTTTCTATGATATAAAAGGTGTAAAGAAAAAATCAAGATCTTTTTTTAAAGACAATAAATATTTTTGTTCATTAGATCAAATTTATTTATATAAAAAAAATACAAAATGGATGTCTATAAACGACAGATGTTTTATAAAACCTTTAAAAAACGAAAGTAAATTTAAGGTTGAAAAAGAGCAAAGCCTTATTGGTATATTAAAAATAGGTAATAGCTCATTAGAAGCGCTAGGAATACACGAGGGTGACACTGTAGGTTATACGCCGTACGGTGAGTACGATTTTGTTGTTGATAAAAAGCGTTTGTATTGTATGAAATCAAATGATATTGTTATTAAATATGAGCACAAAAGAAACAAAGAGGAGTATAATCCAAGCTGGGCGAGTAGCAGTTAAAGAATTAATTAAAGTTGCTAAAGAACCTATTATAGATTTTGGGCCAGACATATCTGCAGATCGTTTAAAAAATGCAGCCGCTACAAAAAAACTTTGTATTATGGATGCTTTTGAAATAACTAGTAGAATACAAGAAGAGGAAGACATACTAAACGAAAAACCTAAAGAAGAAAAAGAAGAAAAAACTTTTAAAGGTTTTGCTGAAGGAAGATCTAAATAATGTATAAGCAAACATTATTTAAAGTATTAAAAGACCATATTAAACCTAAGGTTTTAAAGAAAAAAAATAGGTATAAAAAATGGGAGTACGGTTACAATAAAGAGTTTGATATAATTGTAATTAGTAAGACTGGTAAGATTGGTGAGATATACGAGATACAAAATCTTAAAATAGCTTTACCTAAACAATCAGAAAAAGTAATAAAATTTGAATCTAATAAATGGGAGAGAACTTTATTACCTAAAGCTTTTAAAAATATTAAAACTATATTTGACTGGGACGAGTATGATGTAGATTTTAAAGAAACATGGTATGACTACATTGATAAAGAGTTTGATTACAGAGAAAAAGGGTTTTGGTTTTATAATAAAAATGAACCTACTTACATTACTGGTACTCATTACATGTACTTGCAGTGGTCCAAGATTGATGTTGGGAAACCAGATTTTAGGGAATCAAACAGATTATTCTTTATATTCTGGGAAGCTTGTAAAGCCGATGCGCGATCATACGGCATTTGTTATCTCAAAAACAGACGGTCTGGTTTTTCATTCATGGCATCAGGCGAAACTGTTAACAGTGCAACAATATCAACCGACGCAAGGTTTGGGATTTTGTCTAAATCAGGACCTGACGCCAAAACAATGTTCACTGACAAAGTTGTACCGATCTCGGTTAATTACCCGTTTTTCTTCAAACCAATACAAGACGGTATGGACCGTCCAAAAACAGAATTAGCATATAGAGTTCCTGCAAGTAAATTTACTAGAAGAAAACTAGAGAACAATGAAACTCTTAGAGAACTTACTGGACTAGATACAACTGTTGATTGGAAAAATACAGGGGATAACTCTTATGATGGAGAAAAGCTAAAGCTTTTAGTTCATGATGAATCAGGTAAATGGGAAAGACCTAACAATATATTAAACAATTGGCGAGTTACTAAAACAACACTACGATTAGGTAGTAAAATTATTGGTAAGTGTATGATGGGTAGTACCTCAAACTCTTTAGATAAAGGCGGTGACAATTTTAAGAAACTTTATTATGACTCGGATGTTACGAAGAGAAACGCCAATGGACAGACTCGCTCAGGATTATATTCGTTGTTTATACCTATGGAGTGGAACTACGAGGGATACATCGATTCTTATGGCATACCTGTCTTCACTACACCAGAAAAACCAGTTGAAGACCCACACGGTACAAAAATAAATATAGGTGTTATAGAATATTGGCAAAATGAAGTAGATGGTCTCAAAGGAGATCAAGACGGTTTAAATGAATTTTATAGACAGTTTCCACGTACAGAAGAACATGCGTTTAGAGATGAAGCTAAATCATCTTTATTTAATCTAACTAAGATTTACGAGCAAATAGACTGGAACGCTGATATTAAAAATAGCAGTGTAATAACTCAAGGAAACTTTCAATGGGTTAATGGTGTTAAAGATACCGCAGTTCTTTTTAGCCCTACTAATAATGGTAGATTTTTTATATCATGGGTTCCGCAAAGTCATTTACAAAACAATGTAATATCTAAAAACGGTAGGAAACATCCTGGCAATGAACACATGGGTGCTTTTGGTTGTGACAGTTATGATATATCGGGTACTGTAGATAAAAGAGGATCTAATGGAGCATTACACGGTTTGACTAAGTTTAGTATGGAAAACCATCCACCAAATCATTTTTTCTTAGAATACATAGCAAGACCCGCTACAGCAGAAATATTTTTTGAAGATGTTTTAATGGCTTGTATATTTTATGGCATGCCAATACTTGCAGAAAACAATAAACCTAGATTATTATATTATTTTAAAAGAAGAGGTTATAGAGGTTATTCTATGAATAGACCTGATAAAGTATATAATAAATTATCTGTAACAGAAAGAGAAATAGGTGGCATACCAAACTCTAGTGAAGATATAAAGCAAGCTCACGCTGCTGCAATAGAATCTTATATACAAGATCATATAGGTTTAAACTCTAATAATGAATATGGAGATTTATATTTTCAAAGAACACTAGAAGATTGGGCTAAATTTAATATAAATAACAGGACAATTCATGATGCCTCTATTAGTTCAGGGCTAGCTATTATGGCTTGTAATAAAAATAAATATAGACCTGTACCTAAAAAAGTTATTACTCAATATGATTTAGGTATAAAAAGATTTGACAATAAAGGTGATGTTTCAAAAATAATACGATAAATGAATATAAACTATAATAGTAATAGCACGTTTCCCGATCAGGTAGTACCTATGGAGGAAAAGATGTCTTGGAAGTATGGAAAGCAAGTTGCTGATGCTATACAGTCAGAATGGTTTGCTCAAGGAAGAACTAATGGTAATAGATATTTAACTAGTTTTAATAATTTTCACAATAGAAGATTATATGCTAGAGGTGAACAACCCGTACAAAAATACAAAGATGAATTATCTATCAATGGTGATTTATCTTATTTAAATTTAGACTGGAAGCCAGTACCAATATTATCTAAATTTGTAGATATATTAGCTAATGGTATATCAGCTAAAGATTATGATATTAAAGCTTATGCTCAAGACCCTGAGTCTATAAAGAAAAGAACAAAATATGCAGAAGGTTTAGCTAAAGACATGTTTGCTATGGAAATACAGCAACAGGTTAAAGCTTCTACAGGTGTTGATATTTCTAATACAAATATACCACCAGAGAATTTACCTAAAACTATTGAAGAAATGGAATTGCATTTGCAGTTGTCATACAAACAATCAATAGAAATAGCAGAAGAAGAAGCTATTAGTCAAGTCTTAGCTCAAAATAAATTTGAATTATTAAAACGTAGAATAAATTTAGACTTAGTTACGCTAGGTATTGCCGCAGCTAAAACTTGTTTTAATCCTTCAAATGGTATAACATTAGACTATGTAGATCCAGCTTATATGATTTATTCATATACAGAAGATCCAAACTTTGAAGATATTTATTACGTAGGAGAGGTTAAAGCAATGACAATACCAGAGGTTAAAAAACTTTTTCCTAAAATGTCAAATGAGGAATTAGCAAAGCTTCAAAAATATAATAGCAGTAACAACTTTATATACGGTAACGGTGCATATGATGGAAATACTGTTCAAGTTTTATTTTTTGAATATAAATCTTATATGGATCAGGTGTTTAAATTAAAACAAACTGATACAGGTTTAGAAAAAATATTAGAAAAAACTGATACTTTTGATCCTCCACCATCTGATTCTTTTTCTAGAGTAAGTAGAAGTATAGAGGTATTATTTGAAGGTGTTAAAGTTTTAGGTACAGATGTATTATTAAAATGGGAATTATCAGAGAACATGACAAGACCTATGGCTGATACAACTAAGGTAGAAATGAATTATGCTATATCTGCGCCTAGGATGTATAAAGGTAGAATAGAATCTTTAGTTACTAAGACTATGGGTTTTGCAGATATGATTCAATTAACTCATTTAAAACTACAACAAGTATTATCTAGGATGGTACCAGATGGTGTATTTTTAGATATGGATGGTTTAGCTGAAGTTGATCTTGGTAACGGTACTAATTATAATCCTGCAGAAGCTTTAAACATGTACTTTCAAACAGGTTCTGTTGTAGGTAGATCACTAACACAAGACGGTGAATTAAACAGAGGTAAAGTACCTGTTCAAGAATTATCATCTTCTGCTGGTCAAGCAAAAATAAGTGCTTTAATATCTACATACAATTATTATTTACAAATGATAAGAGATGTAACTGGATTAAGTGAAGCTAGAGATGGTAGTTTACCAGATAAAGATACATTAGTTGGCTTACAAAAAATTGCAGCTCAACAATCAAATATTGCAACAAAACACATTAATAATGCTAGTTTATTTTTAAGTTTAAGATTATGTGAAAACATATCCAAAAAATTAGCGGATGTATTAAACAATCCTTTAACAGCTAATGCTTTGATGGAAAGTATTTCAGTTTACAATACACAAACATTAAATGAAATTAAAAACTTATCTCTTCATGAT